GATGACGCCGGAAGAGTGGGACGCGGTGCTGTATCTGGACGCCGACACGGAGGTGGTGGCGCCGATCTACCGGTTCTTCGAGTGGGTCGAGGACGGCTGGGAGCTGGTGATCACCAAGGACCCGCATCTGATGGACACGATGTATTCGTACCGGCGGGCCAACAATCACGAAGAGTCGGCGAAGGTGGAGCGGGCAGTGCGGACGCTGCACACGCTGCAGTATAACGGCGGGGTGTGGTGCTTTAGACGGAGCCCGCGGGTGGGGGCGTTCTTCAAGCGCTGGCTGGCGGCATGGGAAGAGGACGCCCAGCGCGACCAGGGGCCGCTGGTGCGGGCGATGTACGCGGACCCGCTGCGGGTGCTGGTGCTGGGGAACGAATGGAATACCTTTCCGAAGTACACCCGAGGGGTCACGACGGCGGGGCTGATGCACTATCCGGGAGACGCGCGAAGGTGGGAAGGGTTACTGCCGGGGCGCATCGATAGTGCTGAGGCGTGGGCGGTAGTAAAGCAGTATGAGCGAATCAAGAGATAGTCTGAGGAAGATGGGGAGGTAGCGATGGAAGACTTTGGCAACAGGAATGTGGGCCGGGCTATTCTGGTGGCGGTGGCGCTGCTGTGCTCGCTGCTGCTATTGAGCCAGTGCAGGAAGGACGAGCCGCAGTTCGGGGCCGCGGCATACATCAAGGACACGCTGACGCTGCCGTACAACGTGGACATCGATAAGGACCTGAACGTAGACGGAGCGGCAACCATTGGCGGCAATCTGGAGATCGCCGGATCGGCGAGCGTGGACGGGCTGGTGATGCTGAACCTGGTGGGGATCAATGATCTGGCGGTAGGCAACGGGATCACGGCGACGTTCCTGACGCTGAACGGCGGGCCGCTGAAGAGCGCCAAGGGCGCGGTGACGGTGACGGATGACATCAACATCACCGGGGACGTCACCATGAATACCGGCGGGCGGCTGGTGAACGCGAACGGCGGGATCACCGTAGCGGACAGTCTTTATGTGAGTGGCGACGCGCTGTTCGGGGCCGAGCTGGAGGTAACCAACCACGCGCGGATCAATGATTTCCTGATCCTCGAGGACGTGGAAGCGGCGCAGATCATCACCGTAACCGGATATATCACCCCGACGATGAGCAACCAGCGCATCGCGGCCGCGGCGTGGGTAAGCCCCACAGTGGCCGGTGGGTGCGTGCCAGGGACGATCCTGATCCTGTACAACTGGGCAGACAAGAACATCTACCTGGCGGATAGCGGGACGCTGATCCTGACGGACAATTTCACGATGGGGCAGCACGACACGCTGACGCTGATGTGCAATGGCGGCGGGAGCTGGGCCGAGCTGGCGAGGGCGAACAACTGATGCTGGCGTTTCACGATCTGCACCTGGAGACGATCCAGGGGTGCAACCGCAAGTGCTTCTTCTGCCCGAATAAGGACATCGAGAGCACCGGCGCGCTGATGAGCCGGGAGCTGTTCGACAACCTGATCGGGCAGCTCGTGGAGATGGACTTTAGCGGGCACGTGCGGCCGTACCTGATGAACGAGCCATTTCTGGACCCACGGATGCCGGAGATGATGCGCTATATCCGCAAGATGGTGCCGAAGGCGCTGTGCGTGGTCAACACGAACGGGCAACTGCTGACGACGGAGATGGCGCGGGAGCTGGCGGGGATCGGGGTGAAGCTGCGGATCAGCGCGTACGAGCCGGATACGCTCAGCCGGTTTCTCAGGGCCAAGATCGGTGGGATGTGGATCACGGACTATACCCATACGGGAGAGAAGCTGCCAGCCTCCTTTATGAACCGGGCGGGGAATATCGACATCGGGGGCCCCCCGCCCGGAGCCGGTGGATGCGCGTTCCCATGCAATGAGATGTACGTAAGGCATACGGGACAGGTAGTGCTGTGCTGCAATGACTGGCGCAGCGCGGTGGTGATGGGCGACGCGAACACGACGCCGCTGCTGAAGATCTTTAACAACCGTAAATATGCCAACTACCGGAAGTGGCTGGGGGCGGGAGAACGGCGCCCGCCGTTGTGCTCCGAGTGCAACCAGGAAGAGGAGAGGTCGCATCTATGAGGATGCGCGGCAGCTCCGACGAGCTGTGGGCCCGGCTGGTGAACGCGGATATCGCCAGGGCGCTGGTGGATATGTCGCACGTGAAGGGACTGATGCGGCAATACCAGATGGCGGCGCTATGGCGGCTGGCGAAGCAATTCGACGGTGGGGAGATATTGGAGATTGGTTGCTACCACGGGGCATCGGCGCGGATGATGGCGCTGGCGGCGCCGCTGGCGAATATCGTGACCATCAGCCCCGACGAGGAGCAGGTGCAGATCGCCGCGCGGAATGTGGCGGGCAGGAACGTGGCAGTGCTGCAGACTACCTCCATGGCGCACCTGAAGGTGGACCGGACCGAGTGGGACATGGTGTACGTGGATGGGAACCACACGCGCGCGGGAGAGGACGTACAGTGGTTCAACCGGCTGAAGGTCGGTGGGCTGATCCTGTTCCACGACTATACGGCCAGGGTGAACAGCGAGATTCCGGGGCGCAAGGCGCACCCGGAGGTGGTGGCGGCGGTGGACGCGCTGGGCGAGAAGCTGGGGCGCAGGCCGGACATGCTGCTGGTGGATGACGACGGGATCGGCATGGCCGGATACTACCGGGGCGAGGGCGAGCGGTGGTAGTGGACATCGTGATCGGGACGCACAACCGGCTGGAGATGCTGAAGCTCACGGTGGCCACGATCCTGGAGCGGACGAAGACACCGTACCGGCTGACGATCATCGACGACGCGTCCACGGACGGGACGGCTGAGTGGGTGAAGGAGCAGGGGATTACCCTACATCAGCACGAGAAGCGGCGCGGGATGCACGGGAACCTATGCGATGTGCTGAAGCTGACGAGCTCGGACCCGGTGATCTGCACGGATGATGACGCGCTGTGCCCGAAGCTGGAGCCGGACTGGCTGGCGCGGGAGCTGGAGGCACTGAAGGCGCGGCCGAAGCTGTGGATGCTGGGGCTGAACAACCCGGGGGACAACGTGACCGGGTCGCGGCACCCGTACGCGGACGATGGAGTCGTGGTGTACTCACAGCACGTGAGCGGTCATTTCCTGGCGATCCGGCGCAAGGTGCTGGAGGCGACGCCGAAGCTGTTCACGGACCCGCAGGAGCGGAAGAGCCCGAACAAGGCCCAGGCGCACTGGGTGACAGCCAAGGGCGGCAAGGTGGGGTACCTGAAGCACGTGTATACGTACCATTTCTGCCCGGTGTCGATCCGCCGGCCGGGGAAGGACTGGAGTAGGCTGATGATCACGCCGGTGGACATGGAGACGCTGGAGCCGCCGGAGAAATGGAAGCAGTGCCGGCCATGACACAGGGCATCGTACTCGGCGAGCACGACCAGACGATCGAGAGCGGGGCGAGCCGCGTCCACCTCGAGGTGAGGATCGGCGGGGAGCTATGGCCGGAGTTCGACAAGACGCTGTTCGTGGCCAGGGGGACGGTGGTGCCGTGGAAGCTATTGCCGGCCGGGTTCGGGTTCCTGGACAAATGGGAGATGGCGGCCCCCCTGTGGCGGTACGGGGTGCTGGCTCAGGATATCGGGACGGCCGAGGAACGGCGGCGGACGGAGGCGGTGACGAAGGATCTGCGGGTGCTGCTGTACGCGCACGAGCTGCTGTTCGTGCGCAGGTGCGCGACCGGGGAGCGTTTCCTGCAGGTATGGCAGGAAGAGATGGCCGGTGGCGGAGAGCCGCGGTTGGCGTTCCTGCGGGCGCTGCACCAGGTGAAGCCGATCCTATGCACGCTGCCGGCGTCGTGGCTGCCGCAGCCGGTGATGACGAACAACCGGCAATGGCTGATCAACACGGGGCAGGACCGGACGGCGACGCGGCAGGAGCGGAGGTCGCGGTCGCTGCCGGAGGACTTTGTAGTGGTGGAATACCTGCCGGGCAAGTTCGTGCGGTGCAGGCGCGGGCAGGAGGAGTTTATCCGGAGGCGGCTGGCGGGGCTGGCGGGGTCGAGGGAAGACCGCAAGCAATAGAACGGGTGTTCTCATAATAGCCATAGTGCGAAGAGGAATTGGAACCGCGAAGAACGCGACCCCCAAGAGGGGGCGCAGTAGCGAGAACGCTAAGGAATGAAGTGGGAAGAAAGAAGAAGGGAATCGGGAACGGGGAAAAGGAGGAGATATGGCGATTGTGACGGGGATGGGGACGATGCCGGTGGCGCGGGGCGGGAAGGTGGTCCGCGTGATGCTGGGTGGGAAGCGCGGGATGATGATGTACGAGAGCGAGGCGCGGGAGAAGGGATACCTGCCCCCCCTGCCGGAGGAGAAGGCGCGAGCGCCGGCGCGGAATAAGGCGCGGAAGGCGGAAGGGAATAAATGAGCAGACAGCAGAAAGCAGACAGCAGACAGCTCCTAGTGGCACTGCTAGCGGTACTACTGGTAGTACTGCTGGCCACCAGCGCCTGCGTGCCGTATGTCCCCGGCGTGCTGGGTGACGTGAACGGCGATGGCGCGGCGAACTCGACTGACGTGATCATCCTGCTGGACGCCGACGTGGGCAACGCCAACACCGCGCGCTTCTGCCCGATGAACTGCGGCGATGTGAACCTGGACGGGCAGGTCAACAGTACCGACGCGCTCATCCTGCTGGATTACGATGCAGGCATGAGCGTGCCATATCCCGTCGGCATGAACCGCTGTCCCTTCTGGGTACAGCAACCGGCGGCGTGCAGATAAATCAACGAATAGTGGAGGCAAGAATGGCAGAGTGCAACGGCTGTCGGGTCGTGGATATTGTCGAGACTGGCTACATCCAGGTGGACGCCACCAGCGGGTCGCCGCAGGTGGTCATCGGGCAGAAGAACCTGCTCGACCTCATTGACCGGGCATGGGGCGGGCGCATCCAGTTCGGGACGGTGCACGTCACGGTGGATCTCCTGCCGCAGACCGAGGTGACAGTCGGCCTCGGGCGTGACGGCAAGCAGTAGAGCGATGCAGGCCCGGCGCGTTCATGGCCGGGCCTGACTGGAGCAATCATGGTCGTGCGTGTTGGCCGAATAACCGCATACCCGCCGGGGATAATCGAATACCGGCAGCCGAAGACGGCGGCTGTGGCGCCTGGCTGGTGGGTTGTGGCGGGTAAGACGTGCGTGGCGGCGTATCAGCCGAAGGGCGCTGCGTCGTATGTGGCAAGCAAAACCAATCTCGCCAGTCCAGGCACGTATAACTGTTCTGACGGCGCGGCATACCCGACATGGGATACCGCCGTGGGCTGGTCCTTCGTGCTCACATCGTCGCAATATCTGGATACAGGCGTCACGCCCGCCCAAGACCACACCTGGTCAATGTTCGTGGCGTTCAATAGTGCGACTCGTGATGACTGGGTTAACAACTGGCGCGCACTGGCAGGGATGCAGGGATTTACTGCCAAGTTCTCATTTGCCATAGCTTTATTCGCGACGGGAAACGTGAGATATCGGCATGGCGGATTGTTGCAAACAACAAATAACGCCACATCGGGAGTACTTGGATTCGCAGGAAGCACGGCCTATTACAATGGCTCCTCTGCGGGAACTATCCCGACTGGCACTACAGATACCATCTACACAATAACCATCGGCGCGGAGAACTATACCACTCCGGCCCGATTCTATACCGGCAACATAACTGGATTGGCGATTTACAGCGCGACATTGACGGGCACAGAGGCCGCTACTCTGTCAACGGCGATGGCCGCACTCTAGGAGGTTACATGGCAGGCAAATGTGACAAATTCGTAGAAGAGGCGAAGGGCGAATTGGTCGCCATCCGGCGCAAGCTGGAGGACGCGGCCATTCAAGCGCAGGTACTGGCGAATCGCTGGCAGGCGCTCGGACGCACGAACATGGCGGGATGGGCGGAGTACGGGTGGGCCTCGCAACCATTCACGGCGGCGGAGTTGGCGGCGGCGCTGAATGGGCTGAGCAATAACCTGCCCGCCGACACCACGAACCTGACGAATATCCACGTGTCGCAGCCGGTGGACAAGATTGTGAAGGCGGGGCTGTAGATAGGAGAGGGACATGGCAACACGAGTCCCGGTCGTAGGACAAACCTATACCATCGGGTTCAAAGTCGTCAGCGTGGCCGACACGGACAACTTCCAAGTCAATCCCACCATTGCCGCCGGGGATTTCCAAATCTCCATCAACGGCGCGGCGTATGAGAACCTGGACAATCTGCCGACGGTCACTCCTGCTGGCGGGCGGCGCATCCAGGTGGTGATTAGCGCGGCGGAGACGACAGCGGCGGGTGACGGCGGCGAGATTGATATCAACGGCACTGATGGGGCTGGCGATGAGTGGCAGAGCACCGGCGCGACTTTGCGGGTGTATGCGGCTGACGTACCGACCATGGCAACTACAATGGCTGCTGATTTGGTCAGCATCCTGGGCACTGCGCTGACAGAGACGGCTGGGCAGATTGCGGCGGCGTTCAAGAAGTTCTTCGACAAAGCAGCACCTACCGGCACGGTGAACTCGCTGCCGGATGCTGTTGCGGGGGCCAGCGGCGGGGTGGCGATTGTTGGATCAGTGATGGGCAAATCACCGGCGACCCTGGCGGCGGGTGACGTGACGGGGAACCTGCCTGCCGACGTGAAGGCGTACACGGTGCAGCCGACCGTGACGGGGGCGACACTGGCGGCGGGAGAGCGCACGACGCTGTACGCGGGGATCTGGAGCTACGCGACGAGGACGCTGACGAGCCTATCGGCACTGTTGCAGAGCATTGTGGATAAGGTACTGGACGAGCTGATCAGCGCGCACACGGATCCGGGGTCGGTGGGTGAGGCGATTGCAGCGGCCAGCGGAGGCGGAAGCGGGACGAGCTCGCTGACGGTTACCGTGGATGACGGAGCCAGCCCGATCGACGGGGCACTGGTGGAGCTGACGGCGACGAGCGCGCACACGGGCGTGATCGCGAGCGGGTACACGGACGCGCTGGGGAAGGTGACGCTGCTGATCGACCCGGGGACGTACTACTGCTGGGTGCAGCATGGGCGGTACAACGGGACGAACCCCACCACGGTCGTCGTGGCATAAATCAACCACGAAAAACACGAAAAGCACGAAAAAGGGAAACAGGGAATCGGGGGATAGGGCATGACTTCGGTTACTATTCATTTGACGCCGGTGGCCTCGAGCACGTTCGCTACGGTGGCGGATGTGGAGGCGTTTTTGCAGGTGGATATCTCCACGGACGCTACTAAGAACGCGGCTTGCGTGCGGGCGCTGGAGGAGGCTACGGCGGCGATCCGGAACTACTGCCACCAGTACCTGAGCGAGGTCGAGGACGACGAGGTAACGTTCGACTGCGTGGGCGGGAGCAAGCTGTTCCTGCCGGAGCTGCCGGTGACCGAGGTGGACAGTGTGACGGAGGGCGGGACGGCGCTGGTGGCCGGGGCGGACGAGGACTATCAGCTCGGGGAACACGGGGTGCTGCACCGGGTGGGGCAGGAGTGGGAAAGCGGCATCCAGATCATCGAGGTGAAGTACACGCACGGGTACGACGTGATTCCCGATGACATCGTGGGCGTGTGCACGCGGGCGGCCTCGCGGGGTTACCAGGCAGGGCTGGCGTCGGCGGCTACGGCGGGGGTGCCGGGAGTGGCGAGCCTCGGGCTGGGGGATTTCCAGGCGGGGTTCCAGTCGAGCGTGGGCGGCGGGGTGAGCGAGCCGGCGGGAGGTGCTTCTACGGCCAGGATGCTTCTACTGAGTGAAAAAGACATTTTGGATAAGTACCGCGTGGTGCCGCAGCCGACGCGGGCATGACGGACTGCTGTCAACCCCGCCACGAACACGGGGTAGTAACGGATGAGAAACGGATAAACGGATATGGGATTGCCGGAGACGCTATTCGCTGATAGCTCGCTGTTCCAGAGCTTGATGGGGGATACGTTCATCGTGACACGGACGCAGCATGTTGCGGACGGGATGGGCGGATGGGTGATTAGCCATGTGGCGCTGGGGACGATCGATGCGCGGCTGCGGCCGGCGTCGGCGGAGGAGATCACGGTGGCCCTGCAGGAGCAGCGGAAGATCACGCACAAGCTGTACTGCCTGGCGGGGACGGATATCGCGCGCGGAGACCAGGTGACGGGCGAGGGGCGGACGCTGGAGGTGATGGGGGTGCGGGAGCCGGCGCACGCGGGGCATCATCTGGAGGTGGATCTGTACGAGGTGCAGAAGGAAGAGACAGATGCGGGATCGTGATGCGTGATACGTGATGCGTGAAAAGAGATGAGCAAGTACATTCGGGAGTGGCAACCGGATAGGGTGCTGGGGGCGGTGTCGGGGAAGCTGGTGCAGCGGATGGACCTGGTGGGGGAGTTCGTGAAGGTCCAGGCGCAGAGCAGGGTTTCGTTCCGGACCGGGAAGTTGCGGCGGAATATCATCTACGAGGTGGACGCGCGGGAGAACTACATCGAGGCCCGCGTTGGGGCGCGGAAGAAGTTCTTCTGGGCGTGGTTCCTGGAGATGGGGACGCGGAAGATGAGGGCGAGGCCGTTCTTGCGGCCGGCGGTGTGGCAGAACAAGGCTACTATCCTGGCGATGATACGCGGAAGATAAACCGCTAAGACGCAAAGAACCCAAAGAAAGACAAGTAGGGAAACCTCTGCAAAGAACGCAGAGGTAGTAACAGGGAATCGGGGAAGCAGGTAGCGGGTGAACGAGCTGACGGATGCGATACACGATCGATTGAGTAGCGATGCTACGCTGGCGGCGCTGCTGAATACTTATGGCGGGGCGCCGGCGGTGTTCACTATCGATCCGGCGCCGGGGGACGCGGAGCTACCGTATATCGTGACCGCGGGGGACGCGGTGGATGCGGCGTTCGATACGAAGACTTGCCTGGGGCGGGAGATCTGGCGGGACGTGCGGTGCTATGCGGCGGATGATGGTTCGGCGATCGTGGTGGAGCAGATCGCGGAGCGGGTGAGGGAGCTGCTGCACCGGCAGGCGCTGACGGTGACGGGATGGTGCGTGTTTATGGCGGAATGCAGCGGGCCGGTGGTGGCGGATGAGCAGGGGTCGTATGGGCGAGTGGTGACCGTGCGGATGAAGATGCTGGAAAGCTAATCAACCACGAAATACATGAAATAGAACAACAGGGAATCGGGGAATCAGGTAACGGGGAAGCAGGGAGTGACGGGTGGCGGTGAACGGGACGGCGATCCTGCTGGAGGTGGAGGGCCAGGTGGTGGGCTCGCAGCAGGGCGTGACATTCAACGAGACGACGGAGGCCGTGGACGTCAGCAACAACGAGCACCGGCAGCGGCGGGTGATCCCGGGGATGTACGGCTCGACGATCGCTCTCGATGCGCTATACGTGCCGGCCGATGCGGGATACCTGGCCCTGCAGCAGGCGATGCGCGGCCATGCGATGGTGGACGTCACGCGCATCGTGAATGGCTACCCACAGTACGGGGCTCGGGCGCTGATCACCGCGCTGAGTGCCAGGGCCACCGACCAGGCCGCGGCACTGATGAGCGCGGCGCTGACCCTGGATGGAGGATGGTACGTGACAGTAGCGTGCAGTCTGGGCATCTATAACGTGCAGCAGTACGGGGCCATCGGCAATGGGGTCGTGGATGACACAGCGGCCATCCAGGACGCCATCAACGCGGCCAACGCGGCCGGCGGCGGCACGGTATACTTCCCGCCCGGGACATACAAGGCAACCAATATCACGCTGGCGGGAATGGCCAATATCACCCTGATGGGCGCCGGGGCGGCGAGCATCCTGGACAACAGCGGCAACAACACGCGGGTGTTCGAGATCAAGACCAGCAGCAACCACATCGCTATTGAGAGCCTGACATTCCGTGGTGATTTTGGCATACAAACTACTGACCTTCCTCTGCAAGCCGGAATAGAAGTCAAGCATAGCGAGTTCGTGAGCATTAGGAATTGTCACTTTGAGAAACTATGCGGCGATGCGATTACAGTGGGCTGGACTACGCATCACGTGGATATTGGCAACAACAGCATGGACGGCGGCCTGGGCTTCGTTGGGATGATTGGTTCTACCGTCGATGGGTACGCAGAGTATATCGACGTGCATGATAATACGATACGAGACACCATTACCGCGCCGCGACCCCCGGCGGGGGGAATCAACAACCCAGGGTCCGACGACCTGATAGATGGTTGGGGGATGAAGCACGTCAGTATCCGTGGCAACACGTTCAACATGCAGGGAACAATTGCTACTGCTACCAAGTCAAACCACGCCATCCTGCTGCTGGCGGTAGAGGCGGAGGGACAGGTAGTTGAAGACGTGGCAATAGTCGGCAATGTCATTGATGGGTGCATCAGCGACGATGCATTGTACACCTCAAAGGCGATAGAACTGGACGCAAGCCAGTGGTACACGGGCTACACAGGGATGACCAACGTATCGGTCGTCGGGAACACTATCAAGAATTGCTCCACGGCCATTGCGGTGTTCCGGCCAGCGAACTCGATGGTAGTTTCCGGGAATGCTATCTACGACTGCAAGAATGGCATCAAGGTAACTTTGGGCGATTATTGCACGGTGCAAGGCAACACGATTGATAAGGCGTCTCTAGGTGGCATCTACTTACAAGGAAATGGGCTTGTCTGCGTCGGGAACATTCTCAAGGACCTCGCTGCTTCCGGGCAGGGGATAGTTTGTGTTGGGGATGACTCGATTGTGGCAAACAATCTTGTGCATCTTGGCGGGGCCGGGTGCTACGGGTTTTCTGTTGAAGGCAACCGAAACCAGATAATGTTCAACACAGCATCGCACTGTCTGGGGTACGGAATCGCAATGCAGGGTGACTATATCCACTGCATCGGAAACCACTATCATGACAACGGGACGGATTTTGCGGATTGGGGCACGAATACGATTACGACGCTGGATGAGTAGGCAAGAGGCAATCAGGAAATCAGGGACTGGAGGGGACGATGAGCTGTACAGGGACGGGGATGAACGGGACGGATATCTTGCTGCGGGTCGATGGCAACATCGTAGGATCGCAGCGCAACGTGACCTTTGACGAGACGAACGAAGAGATCGACACCTCGTCGAAGGAGTCGCGGGCCAAGCGGGTGCTGGCCGGACGCTACGGCTCGACGATCACTCTGGACGCGCTGTACGTCCCGACGGACACGGCGTACCTGGCGCTGCAGGCAGCGATGCGCAACGGGACGATGGTGGAGGTGATCCGCCAGGAGGACGGGGCGACGCTGGAGAGCGCGTGCGCGATCGTGACGTCGCTATCAACGGCGGCTCCGGACCAGGCCGAGGCCACGGTGGCTATCGGGCTGACGATCGATGGCGAGTGGGAAGCAGGGTCGTAATCTATCCACAGATCGCAGTAGCGCAGATTACACAGATGGGAAAAGACACCTCACCCCTACCCCTCTCCCCACGCGAGTACGCATGCGGAGAGGGGAGGAGAGAGAAGGAGGGGAGATGCCTGGAGCGAGAGGGGAAGGGATCCTGCGGCTGAAGGGCGGGGAAGAGCGGGCAGTGCTGTTCACGAACCGGGCGCTGGCCGATGCCGAGAGACTCACGGGCAAGACCGTGCTGCAGATGATGGCGGAAACGCAGAGCATGCAGCTGGGGATGACCGACACGGCGATCCTGCTGCAGGTGGGCATGGAGCAGGCGCGGCGCGAGGCGAGGCCGGGCGGCAAAGCGGTCACTATCGCCGACGCCTACGGGGTCATGGACGCCGTGGGGTTCGCGTCCTGCGCGCGGGTAGTAATGGAAGCGCTGGCCGCGGTCCTCTCCTATAGCAGCGAGACGGAGGACAACGCGAGCCCCCCGCGGTAACCCACCTCACCCCAACCCTCTCCCCAGTAGCGGAGAGGGGGGTGGGGTGGGACTGGGACGAGCTGCTGGGCGATGCGCTGTACATGGGGCTGACGGTGGCCGAGTTCTGGGCCATGACACCGCGGGAACTGGCGATCGCGTCAGACGCGGCGGTGCGGCGGCAGAAGCGTGAGCAGCGGCGGGACGCATGGATCGCCTGGCACATCGGGGCGCTGCAGCGGGTGAAGAGGCTGCCCTCACTGAAGCAGCTGATGGGAGAGATGCAGACCAGGGCCCTCAGTCCGGATGAGGCGCAAAGGCGGAAGCAGGAGCATAACGAACTAGTGAGCAGATACGAGAGCGCCAAGCATGGCAAAAAGTGACGCGACACAGCTAGGAATTGCACAGATACCGGTCCGGGCGACGCTGGACGAGCTGGGGAAGGACCTGGAGCAGGCGCGGAACAAGGTGGAGTCGGCGATGGGCTCCATCGCCAAGCGCATCTCTGGCGACTATCTCGACCTGGGGCACAAGGTGACCGTCGGGCTGGCCGGGGCCGGGGCGGCGCTGGCGGCCGTGGGAGCCACGGCGGCCGGGGTGCTGTCCAAGCTGGCGATCGACGCGCTGCCGCTGGTGCAGGTGCAGGGCGCGTTCGAGGGGATCAGCGGCGGGGCGGAGGAGATGCTGGCGGCGCTGCGCAAGGGATCGTACGGGATGGTGACGAACACCGAGCTGATGAAGAGCTACAACTCCGCAGCGCAGCTCGTGGGCAAGACGTTCGCCGACCAGCTCCCCAACGCGATGCAGTACCTGGCAAAGGTCTCGGCCGCGACCGGGCAGGACATGGGGTTCATGCTGGACAGCCTGGTGAAGGGCGTGGGCCGGATCAGCCCGATGATCCTGGACAACCTGGGCATCCAGGTGAGCCTGGCCGAGGCCACGGACCGCGCGGCGCAGATGTACGGCAAGGAAGCCGATGACCTGAGCAAGGCGGAGATCCAGGCCGGCATGATGAACGTGGTGCTGGAAAAGCTGGCCACGAACACGGAGAAAATGCCGGAGGTGGCGGGCAGCGCGGCGCAGAAGTGGGAAGCGCTGAAGGTATCGATGCAAAACCTCAAGGACGATGCGGGAGTAGCGCT